TATGACTTGAACATATTAAACATGGAGAACTCTTTCCACCTTCATGTTCTTGAATATCACATCCACATGATTTACATTTCAAATAATCTTGATTCATTTTAATCAACCGGATTAGATAGACCTATTACTTGTAAGATCTCATCTGTTGTGTATACACTTATCTTGTCTTCCTCGTCTACTAGTCTTTTACAATGAGGACATTGATGATATTGTTTAGTCATGTGGTCTAACTCCTATTTCAAGCAGATGTTTTCTACACCATGTATAACCACCGTTAACCACAAATTCAGTACATCCGTGATAATCACAGTATCTTCTAGTCATCAGTTTTTTCTCCTTCATCTTTACAACAACAACCATGGACGTCGATGTAAATACATTCAAAACATTTCTTCAAACATATTCCTCCTTTTCTAATTCTCTTGTTATTTTTTTCAAATCTATAATTACTTTTTCATGATATAGTAATATTTCTTTGAAAATTTCATCTTTCTTCAAACATATTCCTCCTTATTATGATAATACTTAGGAGAGAGTCCCATAAGTAAAGCAACTTCATCGCTCATTAAACATTTAGTACATTGAACATGTACAGTCTCTCTATTTCTTGTTACGTATGGTTTGAAATCGTGTAACTTACACTGTTCAAACTCATATATCTCTATTCCTGTGAACCCTGATTTAGTCAAGGCGTCTACAAGTCTTAAATCCATGAATATAGTATAATTTACGCTCAATATAAGCGTTTCTCAAAACTTACTAAAAACATTTAAAAACTATATAAAACTATGTCAGATGCTAAATATATGGGTGATTATTTCCGTAGAATCATTCAAACTATACAAGAAAATTTGGAATCTCTAGAAAAGGAGAAAATCAAGTATGGTAGATTTAAGAATTACGTGAAAGCAACAAATAAAAACATAAAAGAAAGACAAAAAGACCTCAAATACTATGTTAACCTGTTAAATGAATATAAAAAAGCAGGATATGCAGAGTAACCGAACCTAATCAGTTATCTAATAACTCTTCTATCCCTAATTTTTCTGTATGTGGTCTTTCTTTCTTAACAAATTTGATGTCATCATGTCCACAGACCTTACAAAGTCCATCCATGCCATGAATAATCTTTCCTTGACCACATCTCATACAATATTGTTCATATTTGGGCATATTATATGTACGTTAGTGTTGTTTATAAATGTTTGTTTAATTCTTTTACTTCTATTTATTTTTTCTGGCATAATTAGGGCATGACTGTTGAGTATTGGCAACAATTAGACCCTATAGATAGCCTTAGGTATGGTATAGCAGTAGATGTACCTGAATTTGTACGAGTTTTAAAAGATTTTAATGATACAGGTAGTGTTACATCAGGTGAATTATACATTGTCTTCAATAATACTTATAAATGGAATGGGTCTTCCTTTGATTTAACCTTAACTGGTAACTCTGATAGTTTAGCAGCAACAGCATTCCTCTTTTCAACTCAATTTGAGTCTACATTATTTACAGATAAAGGTACTCATCAAGGATTATGTGTAGATTCCGCAACTGGTGACTTTTTCACTACTTCTGGTGATCATGCTGAAGGTGATACGTCTAATGGAACCCATCAATTCACTTTAAGAAAATATAATTCATCTGGTGTCATTCAATTGACAAACGATCTATCTGGAGATGTACCAGGAGCAACCACACAAATGAATGGTTGTAAATTTTACAATGATAAATTATGGGTTGGTGGAAACAATCATCCGACAACTCCTGAAGCAGGTTGGGTGTTCCAAGTAGATCCCGTAACTCTAGAAATCGAAGCAACTCATTCAACAACAACAGAAGCTTGTGAAGGAGGAGCATGGAGAAACGATGCAACAAGAGGAGATGAATATTGGGCTGTATTTCATAGTGATCAAATTGTAGAGAGATTTAATTCTGACTTTTCTAGTTCTACTATATTTAATCTTCCAGCCGGATATAATACCAGATCAGGAGGAAACTTTTATCAAGACGCTCTTTGGATTGATGATTATCTACTCTGTAACCTACATAACTCAGCACAATGGCCTCATACATGTGATGTTTACTATTGGAATGGCACCGCATTTGAAGCAAAAGGTAGAATGCCTCAACCAATGTGGGAAGGATTAGGAACCGGTGAAATAAAAGCATCACAGGGTTTAGATTTAACCGCATCTGGTGATTATTTGTTATGGGCAGGACGTAATCACACGGGTGGAGAGAATAGAGATCCACATAACGTTATCAGATCCGATTTTGTTAGAACTGCACAAACTTCAAACTCTAATTACACTGATACGATTCAAGCGTTATCTGATTTATTGATTTATTATAACTTTAGGGAAACTTCTGGTACTACAATTAATAATCAGGTGTCAGCATCTCATGATGGAACACTTTTGGGTGGAAATGACCTCACAACATGCGGAGATATCTTAGGACCTGTTCATGATACAGATGCTAGAGGTATAGCCTTGACTGATCCAGATTATGTTTCAGTTCCAGATGACGCAGCATTAGATCTTACTAGTGATTTCTCATTTGGCTGTATTATATATGTTTACGATGCTTCTATTGCAAACCATTGGATGTTCTCTAAAGGTGATACAGGTGAGGACGCTGCATCAGATCATAACTACGCTTTATTGTTAAACAATCCTGCATTCTCAGGTAAGATAGGATTCTTTATGGAAGATGATACTTTAACAAACAGACATGCAGCATCTACAACTAACTTAGAAGCAGGTAAATTCTACAGAGTAGTTGGTAACCATTATGCAACTCCAGCACCAAACAAATTAGAGATATATATCAACGGAACTCTAGAAGGTACAAACACAACTGCTTTCACACCTAATACAAACAACCAACCTATAACATTCAATGGTATTGCAGGACCTGGATCTTTAGGTAGTTGCCATATTTATGATTTCTGGTTAAGAGATGATGTAACGTCGTCTGCGGAGGTGACGGCACTAGAGTCATCATTTCTTGGGTCTTGAGGGATTAACTTCTAGTGATTTTTACGTTAATGAAAACACAGATAGGTATGTCAATGAATTAGGAGATAGATATATAAATGGCTAACATAAGATATAATGATTTAGATACTGCTATTCCTCAACCAGATGATATCTTACCATTTACAGATGATCCATCTGGTACAAACGTAGATCGTAAATGTACATTCCGTGATATTAAACAAATGGATGGTGCTCCTGATGGATTCTTAGATATTAGAGATTATGGTGTAACAATGAACACCGCAGCCGGACAAAGAGACGGAATACAAGATGCTATTGATGCTGCTCGTGCTGATTCTGATAAATGTGGTATATGGATACCCCCTGATACATTTCATATTGAAAGACCTTTACTGCATATGCATGATGTTATTATAAAATCATGTGGAGGTCGTATTAAAGCACATTCATCATTTGACTTTACACAAACCTTTGAAGAGGCAAGAGTAGAACTGTCTACAAGAGATTCTAAATCATATACCCTAGGTGGAGCACCCGAATCTACTGAAACTGTTAGTTTATTAATAGGTACAAACGTATTAAACGTTCATGGATTAGGTAGATATAAAATAGACAACCTTAATATAGATGGTGGAGATTTCACTGGATCTAAATGTGCATCTTATACTCTTCAACAACCTGGATGGTTTAGAAATGTTAGATTTGATGATTTTGAATATGGTGCATTATTCTTAGAAGCAGGACAAGAGCATTCATTCTTTAACACAATGTGTGTAGGTAGAAGCCCAGCATCGGGGTCAGCCGCTAGGTTTGGTATAGTAATGAGAGGTGGTTCTAAATTCATGACTTTCCATGGTAAGACTAACTTTGAAAAGATAGGTGGTCCAGCCATATCTTCAGGTTCAGGTGGAGCATCAGCAATTCAATTTGATTTCATTCATCATGAGGCTAACGGTACAGATTATCCTAATGCTGTTCTAGTATCTGGTAACTTTGCAGCAAGTTCAATACAAGGCGGATGGTCTTCTATGGATGTAGCAACACAGACTGTATGGGAGAATGAATCTTCAACACAAAATGGTATGAGGTTCTATAATTTCTATGTAAATAACCAAGATGGATTAGTAAGGTTTTATAAATCTACTGTAACAGGACATGAAGTCTCTGGAGGTATAGGATCTGGTGCATTACCTGTTGGAGTAGATTTTGCTTATCAAAGACAAATAGGTGAATTTGGTGTTTCACATTCTGATCAATCATTTCCTAATCATGGAGCATATAGAACATGGTTAACAAAACAAGGTGCATATGTAATGGAAGGTGCAGGTATAGATTCTGATCCATTGATATCAATTCATCCTGGAGCAACTAGAACCGGACCTCAAATGATTTGGTATAATAAATCAGATGTTGCTGTTCTTAGAATAAACGATGATGGTGTATTACAGTCTTCTTCAGATGGTGCAGTATGGAATGATGTGCCTTTAAGTTAAAAATAGGTTTTGTCCCTTATCCCGTGCACAGCAATAAGGGCTTGATCCCAGTGCAAACCTAGACTCAACAGAGTTTATTGAAACTTGGGATGTTTAATATAACGAAGGTCTATAATATAAATGTTTCATAGATAACCTTATATATCAGGTATATAAACTTATAACGTGAAAGAGAAATCTCTTAAGAAAAAGAGAGAGGATTATAAACGAGATAGAATTAGATATTTATACGTTTATGCTCATTACTCTCAAAAGGATATAGCAGATCTATTAAACTCTGATCCTGAATTCAAAAGAAAATGTGGTTCGATATCAATACCAACTGTAGCGTATTGGATTAAGAAAATTAAAGGCGAACTTGAAAACGCAATTGATATAGATGGATTAGAAAGATTCACCGCAGAATTTGTACGTAAATCAGAGTTCATGGATAATGAAGTTTCAGAGGTTACAAAACTTTTACAAGATAAAGGTATGAAAATGGAAGATAGGATTAAACTAATGAATATGAGACATAGGATGGCAGTAGATCAAATTACCTTATTAGCAGATAAAGAATTACCATTAACAGTTAAGAAATATAAGAATGATAGAAAGGTATTTACAGATCGTCTTAATCTCATAACTGATGAAGAGCAACCTAAGATAGAATTTAAAGATGTTAGTGATAATCCTAAATTTAAGAATAGAGTTGTTAAAGAGGAGGATGAAGAACCACGGCAAGAGGATTCACAAGCATAGATTCTAAGAAGGCTGTATTAGATACTAGTTTCATTGAAGAAGGTATCGTTTACCCGAAAGAATTTTGGTGTTATAATCCATTATCAGAAGAAGAAGATTGTTGCTTCTGGCATCATATATTTTATCCTAATGGTGGACCTGAAAGGAATGGTATATATCATCCTGTTTATGAATACGAACAAGTACTGTTAAAATCATTAGATAAAGGACAAAACGATTTATCAAAAAGATTGTTAGCAGTATATAAATCTACTGGTCTAGGTATTACTGAGTTTTTCTGTCTTTGGATTATTTGGAAATGTGTAACTGATCCTTGGTTTGCTGGTAAACATGTAGTAATTGTTACAGGTCCTGGACATGATCTAGGCAAGAAGATAATCGATAGGTTTAAAAAGTTCTGTGACAAAGGTAATGTAGAATATGTCGATCACGGAGTCAACTCGCTTAATATCAATGGCTGTCCTGTCGAGGCATTTCCATCAAATAATATTGATGCCGCCAGAGGTTTACCTAGGGTATCGGTATTCTTTGGAGATGAGGCTGCATTCTTTTCTGCCAGAAGAACAAATGATAAACCTGTCCAGAAAGTTGGAGAAAGGTATATGGCTAAAGGAGGTGCCTACACCATTTGGGTATCCACACCTGGAGAATCTATAGAATGTTTCTTTTACGAATTATTTAAGAATCCTGGTAAGTACACTAAATTTGAATTCTATGAAAAATGGGGATTAAAGAAAGATCCTGTTACAAAGACTTCCATATACGATAAGAAAGAGGTTGAATTGGCTAGGACATTACCCTCATATCCTATGGAATATCAAGGACAATGGGGTGTTAATGTTGGTGATATTTATAACCAAGAGTCAGTTGATCTTATTTCTCATGATAACTACTCTGTCATACCATCTGATTTATCACAGAAGAGATGGGGGTTTGTAGACGCTGGTTTCGGTTCATCTAACTTTGGTATTGTTCTATTCCAGAATATAGGTGGAATACCCCATACTATTTTTGCAAAAGACTATGAAAGAAAGAGTGCTACACAGATGATTGAAGAGATTGGTAGATTATCCGAATTATATAATATAACCAATTGGGGATCTGATTCAGCAAACCCAGAAATTATTAAAGATATGAGAGATACATTACATCTAACTGTAACAGGATATGCATTCAATCAGTATGGTAAACAAATGACACAATATGCAGCAATGCAAGTAGCAAAGTTAAGGGCACGTATACATCCAACACATGAGAAACTAAAACAACAGGTACAGACTATCAGATATAAGAAAAACGGTCAACCAGATAAAAACAACTCAAATCCATTCGATCTAGGTGATTGCTTTCAAGGTGGTATTTGGATGAATCATACTGGTGCAGGATATATGAGTGTTAATTATTAAATAGATTAGTCTGTCCTTTTCTATCAGCAACGTTAATACCAGCCCCACATTCTTTGCATATAAACAAGGTTGGTTTATGGTAATGTCTTTTCTCAGATGGATGGGTACAATCTCTAACATTCAATCTTTATATTAGTTCCATGATTACTATTATATAACTCTATTCCTTTGACTAGAGAAACATGACATTTTTCACATGTTCTTCTAGTTGCACCATTATATATTTTATGCTTATAAATACAAGGTGCTTTTTGTTTAGTTTGACATATACTACACTTGTTTATATCCTCTTGTCCGGCCTCTATTCTAAACACTGTTAATGCCTTAACATTACCTTTATCGTTGTCTATACACCATTGTTCTATTTTATTGATTTCTTTCTCAAGATCACGTATTCTAACGTCATCCTCACAATCCTTTAATTCCTTTCTTAATTCTGATAGTTTACCCATTATTTTTTACCCGTATTTGTCAACATATAAACTGATGCTTTATTACCTTCTCTAATAATCTCAAATTTCTCACATAATGCTAACTGTGTTTCCATTGCTGGAGTCTTTCTCATTTGTGATATTATTTCCTCATCTGTGTATGTTGATAGGGTTCTGTAGATTTCTATTCTTAGATCATCCATACTTCTTTATAGAATTAACCAGAATATAAACGTTATGGTACTATATGTAAAACTAGATTCTCATGAATGGGGTGTAGAGGATTTCACAGATGAAGACGCTTTATCTTTAACTGGTACTATATACTCTGATCGTGAACTAAGTACAGCATTTGATTTAACTGGTTACAATCTGGATTTTAGAATGATTTCACAAGGTAAAATTACACTAGATGATAATGGTGAAGATACAGAGATTGTAACTGCTGCGTCAGGTACATTTAGATATAAACCTGATAATGGTAAGGTTGTTGTAGAAGCAAATGGTGAAGTTAATATACGACTGGAGAAAACAGGTACACAAGTATCAGCCGTAGGTGTAAATGGATCTGCTGATCTGCATATCAAATTAGTATAATACTTCTATTGATTAAATACCGTCAATTAATGATATAATGGTGTCAAATAATCCTCCATATAAGAATCCTTATGCTAAAGAATCTGACCGCAAGATTGTTAGTTTGAAAAGAGCAGCCTCACCTTCAGTCTTAGTTGTAGAGGGTAAATCAAGGCCTAAGGAAACATTCAATGGAGAAGAGAAACCAGAAGTACCATTTGCAGCCGCATTCTTCCTGGTTAATCACGATCCTAGATTAACACTGTCTTCTGATACCTATGTACAACTCACTATGGCAGCAGGATTAAGAGTAAAGATAAAACAACCAGGATTAAACAAACTAATAAACAAATGGATTAAAGATATTGAACTAGAAAGAAAGGTAGAATCAGGATTATACTCTTACTATGATGTAGGTAATATGATGTTTGAGAAAGAACCTAAAATGGCAGATCTTACAGAAGTTGATATGGCTACTGTAACTCTAGCAACCAGAGATAAACAAGGTGATATAGATAAATATATTACAGAGCCTAGTTCTATGAAGGCTCCTATTCCATTAGATAAAGATGAAGTTATTCATTTTAAATATACTGAAACCAGAAAAGAAGCCTGGGGACGTGGATTGTACCATGCTTTATTTGCTGAGAAACAAATAGACGGGGAATTTATGCAACCACCTATTATAAATCAATGGAAAATGGAAGATGATATGGTTAAGGTATTTGATAGTTATGCCTCACCTATGATGATGATCACATTTAAGGATTCTGGTCCTGAATGGATTAAACAACAAGAGACAGAATTCAAGAAGATGAAGGCAGGAGCCAAAATACTCACAGATAAAGAATTTGATGCTAAGGTATTCGAGGTTAATCCAGCCGCTAAATTCGATAAATATGTAGAACATCTCCAGACCAATATTATGGAAACTGGTTCACAATTCCCATTAGGATTCTTTAACGCTGAATTCACTACTCGTGCAGCAGCAGAAATTACTGATTCTGTATTAGGCAGGAAAATCAAGAGAATTCAAAAGAAAATAGCACGTCAAATTAAATCAGATATTATAATGCCTTATCTTAAATCATTGGGTAAGATACCTGATGAAGATGATGTAATGGTAGCCTTTGAAATTGAATCAAAATCAGAAATAGGCAATGCTGAGATTGCTGTTCTATTTGAGAAAGGTGTTATTTCAAGATCAGAATTCAGAAGACATCTCCTTAAGAAGACAACCATTGAAGTAGATGAACAAGACATGGCAGATACCCCACCTATCACATCTGTAACTCCAACCAATGATCTTAGGACGACACAGCCAAGCCCAGCAGCACAGTCAACAGACCCAATACAACAACAATCCCAATTAGCACAAATGCAACAACAAATGGAAGAGTTAAAAGACCTAGTTGAGAATAAAGTGCCTAAACCTCGTGGTAGGCCTAAAAAAGAAATTACTTCTAAAGACTAATATATAAACCTTTATATATCATATGGCTAAAGAGATTTCAGGTATAGCATTATTTCCTAGATTATCTGAGAATGATGTATTTTATTGGCCGCAAGAATTAAAGAAATTTGACGGTGTTACTGTACCTTTAAGATGGAATCATATTCAAACTCCTGAAGCAATAGTAGGTCAAGCAACATTTGAGTATAATGAAGAAGATAGACAGGTTCTATATCGTGCTACTATTACAAATGAAGACGTTCAGAAAGAAGTAGATAAAGGTACATACAAGGTATCAATCGGAGCATCTGTAGCAGAACCAGATTTTATATGTCATAAAGACGGACAGTGTGCAGAAGCACCAATTTTAAACGTTCCTCAAGAATTATCAATTGTTAGTAATCCTGGTATTCCAGAATCATCCTTAAATATCTTAGAAGGTAAATGTACAAAATTAGAATGTGCAGCACCAAAGATAATTACTTCAGATAATGAGAATGTAGATAAAAAAGAGCACATGACACAAGAAACATCCAAACACGAATGCGATTGTGCAGGTAAAACAGCAGAGCAAGAATGCCCTGTAGGTAAAGTTTGGGACGGAGATAAATGCGTAGATGTACCAGTAACCGTCGTAGCAGCACCAGAAGCCAAAGAAATGGCATGCCCAGAGGGTAAGGTCGACAATGGTTCTGGCGAATGTGTAGACAAACCAGCCGAAGCCGCACCAGCCGCAGAGAACAAAGATGTAACTGTCAACGTAAACGTTCCAGAAACAAAATCTGAGACAATCGATGTTGATGCCATAAAGACTGAACTAAAAGCTCAAGTTCTATCTGAAATGAAAGCAGAGTGGACTCCAAAGTCACAAGTAAAAGAAGGTGCAGATGTACCTGATTGGAAAGTTGCTGAGGCTAAATACACTCCTGAATTCATCAAAGAAGGATTAGACTCTGGTAAAGTTACTATGAAAATCAGCAAAGAAGACTGGATCGCAGAAAGATCACATAACACTGTTACAGAAGCAGTTTCAACATCCGGTACAATACCAGGAGTTAAACTTTCTACTGATATCATTGTTATCCCAGGAAGCAACACTTTTGAACCAATCAGATCTATGGGTCAATTTGAAGCAATTCCTACTGGTGAAAACACTGCAAAATTCTGGACTATGGATGTCGCATCATTTGGTGCAATCACAGAAAGTACATCAACTGACATCACTGCAAGTACCCACACCTTAACTGCAATCGATGTTACATGTAGCCCAAGAGGTATCCTCCAACAAGTACTTAAATCACAGATGGAAGATTTCCCAGCAAAATTCATTGAAACTCTAAAAGAGACAATGAGACTTGCAGCTATCAAAGATGAGCACAACTTGATTGTTCAAACAATTGCTGACACCAACAGTGACTTCAATGACGATACTTCTGCATTAGCAGCAGGATTCCCAGCACATATTTCCGGTGAAGACGGTACATTTATCAATGATACCACCGCTGAAGATACTGTAGGAGAATTCCAAAAAGAAGGTATCTCAACTGCAAGACGCTATCTACAAGAAAGAGGACACAACCCTGTCAATGAGAGAGTTGTAGCAATCATATCTCCACGAGCATATGATAGTCTTATCAACGATAGTGACATTAGCAGATTCATTCAAGAAGGTGACTCTTCAATCACAGACCTTGGCCTATTGTCAAGATACTTTGGTGTAGAGATCATGGTTTCAAATGAGTTGTTAGTAGCCAATAACTCTTACAGAAACGTAGTATTTGTTTCTGGTAAGGCATGGGCACTTGCTTCACAGAGAGAAATGGAAATTGAAATGGATAAAGAAATCGCTGGTCAATATGTCAACTTAGTTGCTACCCATAGAATCGGTGTAGATGAGTTAGACAAGACTGCTTACGCTATAGTTTCATCCAAACAAGATTAGAGATAATCTAAATTCTTTTTTTATTTTTTATGAACATCATAAGACACGCCACGTATGAATAACAATGCTTATATACTCTAAACCGTGCCTATACTTATATGGATAACGATACCTTTAAGTTAATTATCGATAAACTAGAAAATATAGAGAGAATTCAACGAGATGGGTGTGATAGATTGACGAAATTAGAGATAAATGTAGAGAATCATTTAACCAGATCAACTGAAAATCAGGTATCAAAAAGACAGAAATTTTATTTCATAGTGGGATTAATTGGGTCTTATGCTGTTGGTACATTAACATCTTTCATGAATTAAATAAACACTTCTATTTAAAATTTTAGCGTATAAATAGGTATGGTTTATGGAACTGAAGCCGGGATTATGGCTCTTGCATATGGTGGATCTAAATCAACTACACCTGCTATTGTTAGTACAGCAAATCAAAATGCTACAAGTATAATAAATGGATATTTAAATCTAACTGAAGATCTTACTTCACCTCCACAAATAGTAGTCGATGCATGTAATTGGATAGCATCAAAATTTGTAGAAAATCCTAGAACCGATCCAAAAGATTGTCTAGAAATGGCTGATATATTGTTGGGTACAATCAAAGACCAATTATCACAGTCTGAAACCTCTAGATGGGCAAACATGAGGTTTGTTTAATAATGGCTGTGACATTTAGTCACCTAGTAGGGACTATAGAACCAATTGATAAAACAATATGGTATCACGCAACTGTAGAATGGGATAATTCAAACACTAATTCAATAACACCTGTATTTGAGAATGGTACAGATGAACCTGATTACCGTGCTCAATTTGATAGATCAGGACCTAATAAAATATTATTCAACACATTAAATAAATTAACAGAGAATCAAGGGCAAGATGAAGTTAATAGTGATACGATACATGCTGTAAATGAGGAGATTGTTATTACAATAGTAGCCGAATCAAGAGATGTAAGGTATTTATTTGAGAATGAAATTAATAGAATTTTATGGGAGTTGTCACCAAATTCTTCTACCCGATTAACAAAATCAGGTGATGTTGAAGATTCTCATATTGATAGATTTCTTAAATCTGAGGTTGAATTTGGAGAGGTTGATTTGGCTGATAACAATACAGCATATCTTATAGGTTCTGAAGGTACTTTAACCTGTGTGTATTATAAATTTAGAAGTTAGGTAAACCAGCGTACTCAGCTACCGGAACTTTTCACTTACCTAGGATTTCTCTGTGTTTTACCCATTACTTCTTTAGAGAGATTTATATATAAACTTATCTATGGTATCCGCACATAACGTTACTACCAAGAAAGATTTTGTATTACCTTTACAATGGGTTACTGAAGGAGATTCTGTTACAACTCCAGCATTATTCGGTGTTACTCCTAGTTCTCCTAGTTATACTGCTGCTGGTAGAGTTTTAGAATTAGAACTTGGAAGAGATATTGTTGACACACCTGTAAATGTTTTAGGTGATGAGGATGTCTTTGATCAAATTAAAAATGAAGAATTATATACATTTACTGTTAAAAGTCAAATTTATGATACAACATTATTAAAATATGGAGTCAATGCTTGCGGTGGAGCAGGTACTATTGATGAATCATTATCATTTAAATTTTCTAAATATGAATCAGGTACAGAAGTTTTTACAAAAATGACAGGTTGTAGACCTTCGTCAACTACTTTATCTCTTGAGAGAGGAGCATGGGAAATGGATCAAACTTGGATCTGTAAAAGTATATCAATAGATAATTCAACTGATCCAGATACCACACCAACAAATATTTCTTCGTTACCAACTACTACAGTATGGCGACATCAAGATGCAGGCAGCACACCATTCTTATGGAATTCTGTTAATTACGGTGAAAGACGATTCTCACTAACTGTATTAAGAGATCTAGGAATGACAAAAGTAAACGGAGAAAATGAAATTGTTTTCAGTAAACCATCTCATAGAGGAATAGAGTTCTCAGTAGATGTGATTAGAAGTGTAAGTACATTAGCAACTGATTATGAAGATAAAACAAAGAGAGCAGCAGTATATGAGATTAACGATGGTACAGCACAGATAAACTTTACCGATGCTGTTATAACCGGATGGACTGAAAGACATACTTCAACTGATACAGATCTATTAATTGAACCAATTACTGCAAGAGCACAAAACGTAACAGTAGCAGACTCTTAATCTTTTCTGAATATAATTTGGTTAGTTCCTGCATTACCCATTGCAGATACAACACCTTCTAATTTATATCCTTCAGACATGAGTATTTCCATTGCTATAATATATTGTACTGTTTTACCAGCCGTTTTATTAACTATAGCCATTCTTTCGTTTTTATATTCTATGATTCCGCCTTTATTCCAAGATCTTTTGTAGTCATCCACAAGACTCTCTATAAAATCATCTTGTGTCTGAAGTTCTGTTTTTTGTTTATTTCCAAACATATTATATGTATAGTTAATACATAATATAAATCTTACTATTTTAATTTTCTTTTTAATATATCTGTTATTATTCGGTCTAATACTTTATCTGTGGCTTTATTTATCTCATCAAATATTTTATCAACATTCATTTGTTTGGGATAGCCAGGATGCTCTACAAATTTTGCAAATATTTTAGATGAACCTATATTCATCATTAATACAGATTTATCTTTTGGGAATATATCATGTGGTCTTACACCATCTATTAGAAACTGTATTATACCCCCACGCTCATTAACAATAGTGAAGCCATTACCACCTTTTTTCTGTATCTCCCAAGCCTTTGATGTCTCACCTGTGTCTTTCGGTGTATGTCTTCTTAAAATCTTTAATAATTCATTTGGTAGTTTAGAATTCAATAATTTGTTTAATTTCTTTATTTCTGCACTAGTTAGTTTTAATTTATCATTTAATGCATCTATAGGTCCTGTATTAAATCTAATCTTTGCCATTTAAATCACTCCATTCTTTCCATGTTTCTTTGTATTTAAGCATAGTAAACAGTCTTACATTACTATATTGATCTAATTCTTTATATGAACCAAACCCAGCCGCATTAGCCTGTATAACAAAAAACATATGTAAATCTTCGCCTTCTAAACTACCTTTTTCATCTAGGTAGTCATATATTCTTTGGCCCCTTTTGGACCCGTAAATCTTCCTAAAAAAACGAATACCTCCTCTACAAGTTTCTGGTATTCTAATGCTGATAATGATTTCTTGATCTTATCAATTTGTTTTTTATCACCAAAGCCAATTTTTAGTATGAAATTTTGCCAATCTCTACCTTTCTTTAATACCTCTTGTGCTGTAAAATTATCTAAATGTCCTTCCATATCTTTCATCTCAGCCTCTTTATCTTGTAACTGTTCCATTTCTGTTATTGATAAATCTCTTATTGGTAATTCTGTTCCTTTAATCTTATATACTCCTTTTTCAAAATCAATATTTGCTAATAAATCTCTTAATTGTCGTTTTGCTTCTTCACTCATAAAAATTATATGTATACCTACTATATAAACATTACTTCTATTTGCCATTTATTCGCTAATTACTTCATGGCTGATATCGATAAAGATGTTAAGATAGCAGTAAAGGCAGATACTACTGATGTTAATGCAAAATTAAATCAAGCGGGACAGAAAGCAAAAGAGTTTGGTGATAAGGCAAAAACAGCAGGGGATAAAGCATCTTCTGGAATGGAGAAAGCAAAGGCTGGAGCAGATAAAGCAAAAATAGGTTTCGGAGTTGCTGCAATAGCAGTACAAGGATTTACATCACAAATTGCTGGATTAGGCCAAGCTGTATTAGATTTTGAAAGTAAAGTAGTAGCGTTAGATAAAACTATAGTAGGATTAGAAGGACAAGAGATAGCATTAAGACGTGCTCAAGAAGATTTAAATAAAGCAGTTGAAGAAGGTACTATTGCAGATAGAGATTTTCATAGAGCATTAGAAGATATAGAATTAGCATATAAAAATGTTCAGTTAGAATCTAAGAATGTAGAAGCTGAAACTAAGAAACTATCTGGAGAATATGTTTCATTCGGAATTAATGCTGTAGGTGCAGTAGCACAAATTAGTATAGCATTCGTTGCAATGGGTGTTACAGCAGGTGGAGTATTAAAAGCCACTGTTGCAGGCGTTAAATTATTATCAGGTGCATTATGGACTGTAGCAAAACATCCTGTATTTCTTATTATTACAGCCGGTATTTTAGCATGGGAATTAGGATTAAAGAGTATTGTTGAAAACTTAACTGGTATAGAAGATCTTGGTATATTCAGTAATATGCAAAAGGCATTTGAAGGATTGACTGAAGGTGAATCTTCAATGGAAGAATTAAACAGACAAACAAGGGAATTCGGAGATACTGTAGAGAGAGGTTTACCTGTATATGGTTCAATGGCAGATAAGATTGATGATGTAGGAGACTCGGCTAACAATACAACTGGTAAGATTAAAAATTTAACCCTGGCTCAAGAACAATTGATGCGGTCGGGGGGTTTTAGAGCGGGGCCTGGACAGCCCCTTTCAGCAATAATTAATCGGGAAGCCGATGAAATAGACAGAGCAACTGCAAGAACCTTAGCATCTGCATCATTACATCAGGCTTTAAAAGACGCTGGATTAACAGGTTCTGTATCTACTAGAAATGTTAGTGGTACATTAAACCCTGGAGGATTCAAACCTGCTAGAGATAAAGGCGGACCAATAGGAGGATTAGGTAGTCTGGCTGTATCTATGTTTAATAAAGGTGCATCCGCAGCAGTTATAGCAAGATCATTAGCAAGAGGTAAAAGTTCTGCAAGGTTCAGTTCATTTAAAGGTGCAACAACATCAGGTAGTCTTAGCAGTTCTGTAGGTGCAGGAAGAGGTTCAAGAAGAAGAGGACGAGATAGAAACCCATTAGGACGTAAAGATAAATTTAGTAGTATACTACAAGCAAAAGCAAGAAGAATAGATCAACTTCCAGAAAATCAAGCATTGTTAGAATTGACAGGTATTGGATCTGTAGAAGGCGGAGGGTTTATTAGGTTCGGTAACAATGATGCAAGAGGTACAAGAGAAAGAGAATTGGCAATGTTGGCACAGTTTGAAGAGAATAGAAGGAAATCAAGAAGGCGAAGAGTTGAGGCATTTAAAGCATTAAAATCAGAGGTTGGAATAGGTGAAGCAAAAGGAATCTCTGCTATAAAATTCATTAAACTACGAAGTACCCCTGGAGGATTTAAAGAGATTCGAGGCGTAATTAATTTCCAAAAGAAAGCCGGAGAAATGGTAACGGGGACAACAACATGAGTGCATTAACACCTAATTATAACCCAAATGGTTTACATCCTAAAATAATAATTAATGATAAGGATGGTGTAGAACAATTCACATATGAATCAGAGAGTGTAAAATCATTACACCCTTTATCATCATATGATCTAGATGAAAAACCAATTGATTTATATCAAAGATCTGATGGTACATGGACTGGTACTGAAACATATGGAATAGGTAATATAAACAAAGCCGCGTCATTTAACGGTTCTAGTTATATCACACTAGATAATGAATCTAATTTTGATTTTATAGATAGAACCTCAGCATGGTCTGTTTCATTCTGGTTTAAATATTCATCTAGTTCATCTCAATTATTAATTTGTAAGGGAACATCTGTTAATTCAACAGCAGGTCTATACATATACAACAATAATAGTGATATACTTGTAATGGGCCTGATAAATACAGGTTCTACAAATGAATTGAGACAACCTGTATCTGGATCTAGTCATAACGATGGATTATGGCATCATTGTGTAATCACAAAGGCTGCTGGAACTGGTTCATCATCAGAGTTAACAACATATATAGACGGTGCAGACGATACACAGGCTGCTACAATAGATACTCTAACTGGCGATCCTACTAATAATGAATCAATGGTGTTTGGTGCTGAAAGTGATGCAGGATTACCATATACAGGAGATTTACAATTGGTTAATTTTTATGACTTTGAATTATCCTCTTCACAAGTTGCTGAATTATTTGCTTCAATTGCATCATTCGGAACTGTATCAAGTGCGGCTTCTGCGGTACAAGATTTCAGATTAACTGATGGTGGATTTCATATAGGTACAAACGATGACTTTGGATTCCTAACATTTGTTTTAGATGATGCAAACAATATAATGACTGATGGAACTTCCAAGGCAAACCCATTAATCCTTCAACAATGGGAAGTAGAATTATTCCTTGGTAAAACTTCATCAAACTTAAATAGGTGGTTCTATGGAAAAGTCTTGGATGTAACTGTTGCAAGACCTATAACAGCAATGAAACAATTAACTGTAACTGTTGTAGGATGGGCTGTAAAAACTAGAAATAGATATACTGAGATTAAAAGATTTCAAGATAAAGAAGCAGATGGTATAACTGTAGATGCAACAGATGATGATTCTAAAGTATCTGAAGTAGCAAAGGATATATTTGTAGACACAGATCATTATATAAGTGAAGGTATACCAGGAGAACCGGAAATAACAGTAAGTGGTATTGAAGATATAGATATTAAATTACCCGATTTTCAACAGACTGGTCAAACATGGGCTAGTGCTATGAGTACACTGTCAGCATGGGCTAACGCATATTGGGGTATAGATGCAAATAGAGATGTATATCTTAGACAGGTTGGTACTAAAAATAGTGGTATTTTAATAACAAATGATTTAGATGGATTGGATGCGCAAGGTTGGAATCCTGCAAAAATAGGATATTTACAAGATAGTGTTTTTGAATGGTCTAATAATTCGGCTGAAGGAGCATTTAGTATATTACATGCATGGGGTGGAAATGAAATCAAATTAAATCTAGAAGAAGACAATACAGCAAATTCTGTATTTAATCTTGATACAGGATACTTGGCATGGAAGATAGAACCAACACATGATAATATTGAGAAAATTTCATTATCTTTAAACAGAACTGGTACGCCTGCAACAGGTAAGGCTGAATTTATTATAGTTGGAGATGATGGATCTGGTGGACCTAATATAGAGGATATACGAGGTGTAGGTATAATAGGTGAAGAGAAACTTCAAGCAATGCCTACATCTGGTACAAATTGGACTGAGATATCATTCAATATTAGAGGTGGTATATCTATTTCACCAAGAGAGGAATTATTTATAGTTGTTAAACTCTATGGCACTGCAAGTAATACATTTGGAGTAGAAAATGATACCACAGTAGATACTAATTATTGGACTAGTACCGATCCTGAAGGAGTAGGATGGACTCAAGTTAGCGGTGCATCTGGTGTAACATTCCAATACAGAGTATATACAAATAGATCTGTAACTGTAACAGTAGAAGATTTAACTGCAAGAATTGATTTCGGAATTAGAGAGGTAGGCTTTTCAATGAGGCAAGATGTTCAGGTTGAAACTATCCAAGAAGCGTTAATACAGGCTTCAAAGACCCTGGGTAAACCACGAAGAATATACAAAGATGTTGTATCTTCACCTATTTCATGTGTAGTTCCAGTAGGAAAATATTGTAGAATACAAGATGAAATGTCTGGTTTAGATATATTAGTTGATATCATTGCTGTCAATGGATCATTCTCTGCAGATGATACAAGTAATATGGGTGTAGAAGAATTAGAATTAACTCTTCAAGAATTTTAGTAAAGATCCCATATCACATCATGCTCAATATTACCTGTTTATGATTTATCAGGTACGCCACCGGTATACACCATGAAACAAAAGAGGTTCAATATGGGATGATATACTTATATACTAGTTATATTTAAACATTATTATGAATATAGATCTTAATGAACAATCACCATTTGGTAAACCTTGGGGTAGATGTAACAAACAGGAACTAGTCAATATGATATTTAAATTATCTGGTAAACTACAAGAAAAGAGCATGATAATATATTACAGAGATTTACTATATAATCCATGTCACGAATCGGAACGTTTAAATAACCTAGATAAGATTAAAGAATAGAGTTTCAGGGATTACCCGAGATAATGTCACGGAGCCAACCCAAAAGGTCGCAGGCTGGAAAGAGCGCGTAAGGTATCAACGGTAGCCCTCTCAACTCTGCCATTATGTTACTTCTGTTTATTTTTTCTGGCTATGTTAAAACATGACATTAGGCGGATTATTAAATTTCGTTAGGAAATCACAGTTCTTTGATCAAGATAGTATTAATAGATTATATCAAGAATCTCATGAAGATATACCACCTATCAAAGGAGATATTGTAAATAGAAGAATAGTTTTAGGACAAGAACTTAGAGAGAGATCTGATAATGCAGGAACAGCTGTACCAGATTTTGAACTTGTAAATGAACGAGGTGTTGGAATAACTCAAATGGATAGAAAGAGACCGGAAACAGTAAAGAGTAATCCTTTAACTTTTACTGAAAATGGTGGTACTTTATCTTATATTGATGCTGAGGATTCATCAGCTGGTGGAGGTATGGGATTTGATGGTAGTACATACCTTAGTATTGCAAATCATACATTATTACAACCTGCAAGCAATATTTCTATTGTTGGATGGTTTTATCTTCCTGCATCTTCTGGAACACACCAAATAATTCATAGAACAACTGCATATCTAGTAAGATTGATATCTGGTAATACATTACAATTTTTAGTTAGAAGATCTTCAGGTTGGACTACAAGGAGTTTTTCATATACTCCTGATACTTGGTTTCATCTTGCATGTACTTATAGCGGATCACAAGGAATAATATATGAAAATGGTATAGTAGTAGACTCTAGTACATTTTCTAATCAGGCAATGCAACCAGGTAGTGGAGATGTGGGTGTAGGTGCAACTGGAGTAGGTGGTAATATTTTAATGGATGGGGCAAGAATGTCACATTTATCTGTAATTAATAATGTTGTGTCTTCATCATGGGTAACAGATCATATGAATGGATTATTAGATACATCAGATGGTAATGATGAAATATTCACATTTCCATTTACTGGTACTAGTGAAATGTTAACTGATGCCTCTAGTGGCGAATGCAGAAGTACTTAACGTTTTGGTTTTTTTTGTTGTAAATCAGTTTTTCGTTTAGTCCATAAGGTACACATATCATCAGCCTCTTTTATAAGATAGTCATATCTATCTTTTTTAGGTAAACTTTCTAAATATCTAGATCTATCTGTCTTTTTACCTATCTTAGGTTGTTTTTTATCCGGCATATATTTACTTCTTTCAATTAGAATTAAGGAAGTGTATTGTATGGAATCACCTAAGCCATTTGTTAATGATAGATTACTGAAAATGTCCGAGTGTACATCAAGACATATCAGTATGAAGGGAAATGAATGGTATGTAGGGCAATTCCATAAAGATGATATTCAATTCAAAGAGGGACCCACTCTTAATTCACAGTTAGAGAAATATATTTTAGAGCAAATAGAAGATCAGATTAATGGTACTCATACAACAGCATTACCAGTTAAACAGGTATACTCAGATAATGTTATATTAAACCAAGGTATTCAAGAATCAATAGATAGAGATATAGGCGCTGTATCTACTGAATTAGATTATGCAAGTATAGGTACTGATAACACAGCAGAAGATGTTACACAGACTGATTTACAAACTGAATTAACTGACGCCGCTTATACTAGAAAACAATACTCTGTTGCAGGAACAAGAACCAGAAATCTACAAACTGCGGTATGGGCTATACTATGGGATGAAACTAGTCTTGATTCCCCCCCTGAAACCATCACAGAAGCGGGTATTCATTGGCATGTTTCTGATGCTTTAAAGTGTCATAGTCGTGTTGTATTTTCTGATTTTACTTTAGACACTGGTGACACTCTAGTCATTCGTACAACTGAACTTCAACAAAATGGAACGTTATAATCATGACTACTACTGATCCAGCAATCAACACTTGGAGTAACGATAATCTTTCTGATTTAGCATTAGAGGAAACCACACATGGTTCAGGTACTACTGCACAGAGAACAGCAATATCATCATGGTCTGCTGATAGACCTTTCTTTGATGCAGATGAAGCCGTATGGTATTATAACAGTCATGTGTCTGCACCAGGTTCTATAACATGGACTCAAATTGGAACAGGTTTTACTGAATTTAGTACAACCCCTATTACAGATGATGCAGAGATAACATCTTTATCAGGAGATTGGATAGGAGAAAAAGGATATCAATTAGGATCAGCCGGAGAATTATACACTGTAACACATATTGAATTTAAAAGTGGAACATCTACTAACTCAACTTATAGAGTTGTTGTTGGATTATTTAAAGTTGATGCTGAAACACCTGTAGATACATCACCTTTCTTAATTGCATATGGTGATCAAATAGTACCATTAACTTCAACTACGCATAAAGTAGAGTTATTAGGAGCACCAATAGTTGACGGAGCAGAATGGTTATTTCCTGCAATGAATACAAATAACGCAAACGTTGATTATAGGAGTACAGCAGGTGCAAGTGCAGCAAAACAATTTGTTGAGTCTTTTAGTGCAAACCCAGCAATTGGACCACATGCAATAACATGGTTAAATAATTCTAATGACGTGTATGTAAAATTATATTATAGGCGAATAGCATAAACCATAGTAGTTTATAACCAAAAGCCTTATATAGTAGAATATATTTTTATAGTATATAAACATGTCTGAATACTTAAATACTACTAGGAAATTAACCGCAGAAATTAAGAAAATATCAGATGTTCAGCAAGTACAGTTAAAACCTTTAATACTTAAACTGGCTAACCATATTGCAGAAGGTTTAGAAAACAAAAGACCAGAGGCTGTTAATCAAGCAAAGGCAATTGTTAGTAAGGGTCGTTACTCCAAAGATCCTACAAATATTAAAAATGTCTCAAAAATTATTAAAGCATTAAGAGATAAATATTTTCCAAGTATTTCATTCAATCATATTCATACTTCATTACCAGAAAAATATAAAGAGACTAGAGAAACACAACCAAAAGACTTTGACATTAATTCTATAACAGACAGAGATTTAATCAAACAAGGACCTGAAATTATTAAACGAATTAAGGACCTACAACCTAGGGGTCCAGCCCAAGATTATAAGACAAAGACTGTTAAAGATATTGAAGAAGATGTTTCAGGATTTCCATTAAAGGATGAATGGTTACAAATATATAGTAGTATGTATGATGATTGGGAATCTAAACGTGTACCACAAGAGATCTTCCTAAAGATAAAGAAAAGATGGAAGACTATAGCAGATAAAAGATTCGCTACAGACGAAGCAAAATATGAAGCCATTCTGTTAGCATGTTCTACATATGATAGTTTAAATAACTCTACAAAATATGAGACAGAGATATTAAATAGATGGGAGCAGTTTGATAGAGAACAAAAATGTCTTAAATGTAATAATGATTTAAATCAATGCCGTGCAGAAAAATGTGGTTGTGCATGTCATGAAGCAGTAAAACGATTAACAACCAAAGGATTAAAATGGGCTAAAGAACATAACCCACACCTTAAGAAACTAGATGAACAGATTCAACGTTTATCTGAATGGTCAGATGATATATGTGACTTTGGTAAAGTATTGTTAAGAAATCCTCATGTTGGTGATTATATGACTAAAAAAGAGAGACGAAATATTCTGGCTAATCATATCATAAAAGATAAATGTGAACAGTGTGAATTCTTTTTAGAAGAACATCCTAACTTTTTTGAAGAAGAAAAAAAATAAAATATTAGGAATTAAAAAAAATCCTAAATATCTTTAATGTCGTACCAATCCTTTCCTTTGGATCCTTTACCGCCGACAACTTTTACGGTTAACACATCTCCATCTTTTAATTGAACATCTTTGAAAGATGAAACAATTGAAGATTTTGTTGTGTGAATTTTATTCCACTCATCACCTTGTTTGTCTTTGACAGAATCCATTAAGGTAAAGATTACACCATCATATGAACCTAATTTCTTAGCCTCAATACCAGTGATTCTTAATTTCTGTCCAACAAACTCACCGAGAGTCTGGGTCTCTTTCTCGAATTCAATAGATTCTTCTTTGATTCCAAGAGAGGACATTGTTACGTCAGTCATTGATTAATTAACAAACAACTAATTAATAAACCTTTTTAATTTATAATCATAGTAACCATGAGGATCACAGTTATCTTTATAAGGACATACTGTACATAGAATACCTGGTACTTTTTCGGGTGGTTCTTCACCTGCTATTTCATCCATTGCTGCAATCATATGACCGCGGTTTTCTTCTAAGGTTAATAAATCAAAATGGAATTCTCTGACATTATGAAATGCGGTTGACTTATCCAGATAAAATATACAACCTTTCTTAATCTCCACACCTGTTTGAAGATAATACATATACGAATAGAAATTTATTTGTTTAATATAACTCATAGATGGGGAGGTTGGTAATTTCTTTGCAGTCTTAAAATCTAATATAGTATCACCATTATATAGAGCATCAAAAGATCCTGATACCCATTTAAAAGGATTATCTTTCATTTCCTTATCAATGTCTACCATTTCCTCTTCTGTTATCTCTGCATAAGGATTAACACACATTTTGTTTTCCATTATTTCAAACATACCATCGAATGATTCATGAACTGTAGTACCATAGTAAAAATTAGTAACAGAGTCATCACCGTGTATTACAGGTAAGCCACTCATACGATACCATGATTTTCTAAGGCAATCACTAACTAAATCTGATACATGTAACCCTGCTCTACGTCCACCGCTTTCTACTTTGTCTCTTATGAATTTTCTATAAATCTCTTCAATCAATATCTAGACCTCTTTATTAAATCAAATATTCTATCTTGTTTATCTACTGAAAATCTTAAGAACCGGGTTATAACCTGATGATGTGTATTGCATAAGTACGCAAATCTTTCTGGTTCTGCTAAGATCAAAGGTTCCAGATAAACATAGTAATCAAGCATACCATCATATCCCTTACCAAAGTCTGAATGTTTCTTATCTGTATCTTTATAACTAATATGATGAAATGTCATTCCTCGGGGTGACCATTCAATATGACAGATTTCACATCTACCATTGAATCTTTCACCTACACGTTTCTTGATTTCATTTACCTTATCTTTTTTGTTCAAGATAATTCTTCCAATTTATGAGGATGTCCGCAAGTATTACATATTAATATATCTTCAAAAACAGTGAACAAGATTTCGTCACATTCATTACAACCTGAATAACCTTTCAAATCAAAACCACCATTTCCAAAATAATCTAATTTTTGGCGCTCTGTCAGAATATGTTACAGTTCTTATCATACCACCTAAATAATCTATAATAGTCATTCTTGTTTTACTCATCTTCATAGTCCTCATCAGGTGCAAGACTTTTTACATATGCTGATAAAATACTAAATGCTGCTGATGGTTTAAATATTTCTTCTATATCTTCCTTGTGAAATTTAAATATAGTTCCTACACCTTTTCTACTAACAGTAACATCAAACTCAACCATCTTCATAGTCCTCATCAAGTTCCCACCAGTCAGGAGGATCTACTTTAGGTTTAGGATTGACATCAGGAAAACTCATTCTTTACCTAGAACCTTCTCATTTATAAACCCTTTGATTCTGTTAGGATAATCTTTGCGGCATGAATCACACATCCATTTGTCACAAAGCGGACAGAATTTAGTCTCTAAAGAATCACAGTTGTAACATTTATGATGGTGTTCAGTCATCTTTATATAAATCTAATTCTATCTTCATATTTTCTATTATGAACCTTACCTTATTTACCAAATCTAATTCTTTCTTTGTCGGAGCTTTGACATGACTTATCCATTTTAACATGGTTTCAAATTCCGTAATGGATATATTTATTTCAAACGACATGTTCATTTTCTGTTACCTCTACAATAAAATACTGTGGTTTTTGCTCGACAATGTTATATGAATATTTACTCATATCAATATTATGAATAAACGTTCCTATTTCGGTTATTGGTACGGTTACTGTCTTCATGCCTTCATCCTCTGTATACTATTAAACTTCTCTGCCTTTAATAAACCTTCATATGTCATCTTAACATCCTTGACACAGTGATCAATAATATATCCCATAGCCTTAGTCCAAAGCTTATGATCCTTGAAATGAGTAATATACCAGTATTTCAGATCAACAAATGTCTTCTCATCATTGCCCGTAGTCTGACGTATGAAATTCTTTAATGTATTTCTCTTTGCCTTCATTGTCGTCTTCATCATTCTCCATGTATCTCCATAATTTACCTCTCCATATTCGGGGATTAATTCAGATTGATTAGTAAACAGACATCTTGATCTGAAATATGGATTATCAAACTTTGTGGAGTAATGACCAACAACATGATCTACATTTCTAATATTATATGATAGTGTTTCTAAAAGTCTTTTATCAAAGTCAAATGATTGATTGTTTACTGCCTGTTGAATATCCTTCTTTGTGATTGAATCCTGTACCTTTTCTATCTTACCAGTCAATATATCTCTGACAATGCCACAATAACAGATTATAAAATTCTGTTCCGGGTCAAAGTCAGATGTCTCGATGTCATAGATTAACTGATATCTGATCCCCTTTTCCAGATATCTTTTCTGCATTGATGTTAATTTATTACCAAATAATTGTTCCAGTTGTAATTCACTCATATTCATTCTGTTATTGAATCTTGCTTGTAGTTCATCCTTTGTTAATATCTTAGGCAATATAGATCAATGGTAGTATGGTTATATAAACGTACCTATCCTAACCTATTAAATCCCTAATATAGCACGCGTAAGTTTAGATATTTTTTCTTCTGTCTTTGGAAATCTTTCAGTTGGAATTGTATAACATTCTTTGCAAAGTCCACCGATTCTATTCTCAGTTTCTATTGTTATTTTAAATAATGGACCTCTACTCTCACAGCCTACACATTGTACTCTTTTCACTACTCTTTTCATGCCTGACATACATTAAATACTTATATATGTGTTTATACGAAGATTTATTAATGAGTACCGAATTCGAACCAAACAATGATAAGTTACAGACTCACGAAGTTGATTGGGCAGATACTAAGACCTCAAAACTAGAGGCTGCTATTAAACTAGCAAAGATTGTTATATTGTTCATAGGATCAGTATGGCTATTGTTAACTATAGGATCTGTACTAAATATTACTCTAGTCAACTCAGAACAAGCGGGTCAATTATCAAGAGAATTACTACCTGTTATCACTATGATAGCAACAGCATTGTTATTCTATGTAATAGGTAAGAATCAGAAATAGTCTAAAAAACTATTATTTTTTTATTTTAAATTATTTTAATAATCTATTAAATGTATAGAATCCTATACCGATTAAACCCAAACCAACAAACCATTCAAGTAACTCAGTCATTTTGTCTCCACCAACACATGTCGCATTTAGGACAATAGATTAAATCATCATGATCCATTAATATATGTTTACAATGAATCATTTAAAATCTTCGGGATTAAACTTTGGTATATTTCCGGGACCTTTATCATCATCTTTGTTATCATCTTTAACACCATCACGAATAACAAACAATTCCATTTGTTCACTCTTCTCTAATAAAATTTGTGCAAAGTATAGCATCACCTTTACCTCAGTGTATGTTGGTTTATATTCTTCTATTATTTTTTCAACAAATGTATGCATAGCAACATTCATCTTTTCTACTTTATCTCCAGTGAACTCATCCATTTAAATCATCCTGATAAAAAAATCCTGTAGTATCTGATGTTGGTGGAGTTTGTACAAACGTTAAATCATTAAATCCATTGAATGGTCTACATCCTTGTATATTACATGATCTTTCCTCTTCGTATTTACAGTATAAGTAAACCAGATAATTAATAGTGTCTTGTATGGTATCTTTAACAGATTCATCTTTCACGGCTGGTTGTTCTTTAGGATTTTTAGTTAAAGAAATTAATCGCATGAATTTATCAGACAATCTGACCAAAATACCCTGGGTAATTGAGTCAGTTATTCCTAGTTCTTTTGCTATTGTCATGTTATATAAGGTATCTCCTTGTGCTTGTTGTTCTCTATTATAATCTTTTCCTTTTGTCTCTATAACTGAATATGCGGCTTCAGTCATTTCATTATGCATCTTTAGGACTTTATCTAAACTAGTCATCTTTATATAACTCCGTATATAAATCATCAGCAGATCTTAAGACATGTGTTAGTTCTTCATCTGATAAAGTATTATTCTTATGTAATGTATCTAACAACATATTAATTTTATACTGTAATATTAATCTTGAACGATGTTCTGAAATCATTGGATCAATCATTTCTCTATGTCCATAAATGCATTTATTTTGGCATTGAATTCATCTACTATTTGACTATATTTATGATAACATAAATCACATAAATCTCTACTCTCAATAAAATGAGATTCACCTTTGAATTCATTATTACATCTGTCACATCTATACATTTGAATTCGGGTCATTGTTCTGCTTTCTCCTGTATTATATGTATTAAAGACTCTATATTATCTAATCTTTGTTCAAAGTTAAAATTTTCATCATTTATCATATCTGACATGATAGCCATTATAATTTCAAGATCTCTATTACTCATTGAACAAAATCCTCCATTTTACCATTATCTAATCTAATGTCAATATCTTTATATGCACCTGATATCATCTGAAAACCTTGTTTCTTGGCTACGGCTTTAATCATATCCATATCTACCTCTATATTAGAATGGTCTTCCATATAAGTCTTTAGTTCAATTGGTGACATTGTGCCAGAATCTTTTTTGTATGTAAACAGTTTGTTGAATAAAGCCTTCTCTGGTATACTAATATCATCCCACTGTGATCTTATGGATTCAGAAGAATCGAATTTAATGGTATCATCCTTTCTTAAGTTAAGACAGTAACTAATGATGGCTTCGCCTTCTACTTTTGCTATATGTTCTGCAAATCTCTCATCGTCTTGAGAAGAACCTCTTATTTTATTGTCCTCGAAGGTAACCAAAGTCATACGATCAAACATTGGACCTTGATCTTCTGACTCTATTTTACTTAAGGTATTTGTAGACATTACTATGTTTAACATATTCCGGGTTAACTCAGATCCCTTGTATATCTCTCTGAAGTTTAATCTACTCTCACCAGTCATTTGTTTTAATCTGTCAATATCAGACCATTTCTTGGGTGTATCTTGGAAATAGTATAAAACCTTACCAATTGCTCCAGATCTAGTAACCTGATCTTTAAAGAAATCAGCCATTGTAGATGCTGTGGCTAATTCATCACCTATTGAGTACTGTAATAACTCTGCTAACGCGGTTTTACCAGTTCCAGGCTTTCCATACAGAATACACATCCTAATTTGCTTCTCTGCAGTTGGTACAGATTTTAACCAAGTGTATAAATTATGTCTACATCCCTCTTTTATCTGTTTTTCTATTAAATTGATAAAATGTGGGGGGTAAGCATCTTCAATGTACTTTTTACCCTTGTAACCGATCAAACAAATCTTATCTGATTCACCAGGGGTAAATGAGTTAGATTGCGTATTAAACACACCATTATCAAATCTTATGCCATCTACATCTGTCTCAGGTATATCTTCAGCATCAGACATTATCCTAAACATAACATGATTTACAGTATTCTCATCAATCATGTATTTATTGGATATGATGTATCTTAATGGTGTTGTTATCTCTTCTAAGAATCCATTCTCAGTTCTATAGACTAATTCTAATCGTTTATCTGAATATAGTTTATTCTCCTCCATATATTCTTTTGAAATGTTTATAGATCTATCTTCTGCTTCACCTTTTCTATTGCCACCATGTTTAATGGTTAAATTGTTATCATAGACCTCATTGATCTTAGCCTCTACATTACTCCATGGTCTACCTGAATATGTCACCTCTTTTTCCCATTTATCATAAATATCTCTTATTTTGTGGTGACAATCATCTTTAGATAAACCATCTGTATTACAGACTAGAGCAGACTGCATGAAATAGTCATTTGATGTTCCTTTAGTAGGAGGCAATCCATCAATGAAACGTTGTCGAAGATATGCATACGAACCAGGATGATCTTTCTTTCTTCCTGAAAGGCGCAATTTTGAGCAAAGGTTATCTACCAATTGATGAAAGTCTTCATTAACTGACCATATAGACCCTTCATAGACCTTATATTGATTAGAGTCTACGATACTTAAACCACCAACACAATAATGATCAGGACCTTGGATTTCAAGGATTTTCTTGTCTGTAGTAGAATAATCGAATAATTCGGATTTCTTTATCAAACCCTTGACATTCTTAGCATAGATATGCCATCCATGAGGTGATTCTATAACGAATGAACCATTATCAATGAATCTTTGTGCAAAGTCACGAAATCTTTCCTTATCATCACAATCAATGATACAAGTACCATTTGAGGAGGGTAGAACACCGTAATTATCTGAATCCTGAATAGATTGGCCCTCTTCGGTATTAGAAGCCCTATAGCGACCATCTGCGGCCTTTTGGCCTGCCGGGATTGGAAAGCAGTTAAATCCTTCAGATCTTAAGAAATTGATTAATTCACTCTTGTTCATGATCCTTATTCTCCTCTATTATTCTTTCAAACTCTGCATCTAACTCTTCATCTGTTGTAGTGTTCTTTATAGCATCAAGCATCTCTAAGACCACTTGGATAGTAATCATTAGTTTATCATCATTACTGACCATAATAAATCCTCTTAATGCCGTCTTGCTTCCAAGCAAAGAAGTCATATTTAATCCACATTATTTTACCTATAATCTTAATCAATTTCCCATTCTCCTTCATTACCACATTTAGGACATTTTAACTCACATTTCCTAGGCCATATATCTGTTATCATTTGATTGCATTTGATACATCTTGCAGAACACATTATTTCTGCTTCATAGAATCCTTTCATTCTGAATCATACCTCATTGTATCGAAATAGTACAAGTTTAGAAGATGCCTTAGTAGACTAGACCTATTAAAGAATTCACAATCTCGGATTGATGTATGTAGATTCTGGAATTCAACCAAGTCATCAATCATGTTTATCTCATCTTCTGTTATTCTTAATTTAATAGTTTTATCTAGTGTTGATTTCACTTCATCATTTTTATCTAGAACCATGATGTATATTATTGTACCCACAATATAAGGGTTTGTATTGATTCATAACACTGTTATATTGGAACCACCATGCGGTATGGTTTGTACCTACAAAACACGATTTCTAGGCGTGAACTGTAAAATTTATTTTTACTGCTGCAAAATATCAAGTCAAGTAAAGTAATCTCTTTACTTGATATGATAATCTGTAAGAAATAAAAATGAATCCCAAACTGTTATGACTGGAGTGGAAACATAGGTTATTGGATAACCTGTGCCTGGTCAGGAAACAAAGGTCTTCGACAGGATACTTATATACTACTGTAGTGTATGTCAGTCATGCCCATTGAACCTTTATTACTCATCACCATACCTGTCGTAATCTTTCTCTTTATCAGTGTCAAGTTAAGAGGAAAGCATACAGATTAGGATAGGTTCAGATACAGGTTCAGAATTACTTTCCCTTTTATGCTCCATAATAAGCGTTCCTATTTCTGACTTCAAATCTTTTAGTCGAAACGTTTATATATTACCGAAAGGCTTATATACCCCATTTAAAGACTATATAAACTTTATGTGCGCGAGAAACATTTATATTAGGAAATAAAAATTGAAAAACTAAAAATGAAAATTCTAAAAAATAAAAAATTTTTGATGGATGTGTCTTCTGTGACAGTTGGAATATTCTGACCTTTTCCTTTTATGAGGATTACATAATAATCTATAAACACCTATAGATAGTTAGTCTTGCCTAATTGTGGGCTTAGAATCCCTAGTCACGAACCATATCCAAGGCACGGCTATAACAATAGAAAATATAACCACGCTTAACTGTGTTGCAAAATCTATAGTTGTATTAATACTCATACCTATGAAGAATAGAGGAATCAACAACAGATAGAAATATCTTGTTACCATGATTATTAATAGTAGATGTCTAATATAAATCTTTATAACTTGACTATAAATTTATAGGCTATGATTTTATAGTTTAAAACTTACAACTTAGATAAATCATCAGTAATTTTCTTCATCTTAGCAGCCATTTGATCCAGTTCTATTTTAGCGGCGAAATATATACCTATTCTTCTCTCATCCATTAGGTTAGTCCATCCTAATGTTTTTTCTAATTCTTCCACTTCTTCTGTAATGATTTTATACCTCTGTGAATATAAATCTAATAAAACATCCATGTATTTCATATACTTATCTCTTTCATCAAATTTACCCATTGTTTAATCAAACTCCGATAACTTTTCACGTATAATCATATAGCGCGAAACAACATTGTCATATTCGACTTTAATCTCAAAGTATCTCTTTAGTTTTGCGGCTCTTTTTACTCTGTCACAACGACCTATATTCTCTTCTATGGCTAACATCTCTTCCCGCAATGATTCGAGGGTTATGAATATTAGATGTAGTTGTAGAGTAAGTTCATCTATATTATCTTGATCTTTGTTGTTTATTACCATCTTTCCTCGTATAGTTTATTAAACATTCTCCGGAATATAAAGCTTCTCACCATAGAAAATCCTGTATAGATTACTCCTATGATGGCTGCAGTTATAATATTACCTTCATTGATTCCATTAGTAAAAAATGGTAAAATTGTAAGATTAAGTCCGAATGCTACAAAGTAGCCTAAACCTATATTCGTGACAGTTTCGATTGCACTATACTTATGTGTCTGTGTCATTATTATACCTTAGTTATAGTATAACCATGACTCTCTAATAACTGTTTTGCCTTCTTTATTCTATATTCTTTAGTTCCATATCTACTTCTTTGTGTTACTCTGTTTCGCTCCAAATGTCGCTCATATTTACATCTAGGTTTTGAGCATATCATATTCTTATATTGATAAGGCATGAAATTATCCTTGCATATTATACATACTCTTGTCTTACCTCTCCACATGACATCTTTACCAGGTATCATTTTTCACACATCCCCATTAAATGTTCAATATGTACATCATAGTTTTCCATGTCGTATAGTTTAGAACAGAATAAACAGATGTTTTGTTTCATTGCCCACAATTTCCCTCATGGCATAGACATTTACAATATGTTCTGTGACAAGTAACATGATATCCATTGATGCAACTATATGATATATGTTTTGCTTTTGTTTGTGTCCATATATTCTCTTCAGCCATCAAGTCCACTTCTCCAAGTTTTCGGGTGATATCTCATCGATATCGTAGTTGAGATCAACCATTTCATAATCTTTTCTATTCATATAATTAGTACGTGAAACCATAATAAAAATGTTTGGGATGGTTATCATTTTAGATAACCCATCACCAATGAGAAGGAGTCTACTGTTTGACCACCTTTCATTATCACAGAATCATCATTCCAAGCCATCACTGGGAAATGATTTGTTGATGCTACAACACAATCTGGATAATGGTACTCACCTTGATATAAACAATCTGAGTACTGTCTTTCTCCATGCATATCACTCATGGATTTTGTATAGTCTTGATGTTCTATACCCAAGATACCTAATTGCTCAGGTGTATAGTAATCATCACCATTCTTGATGAGAACATATTCCCAACCAGCATCTGCATAGTCATAGAATCCATTTCTATTAGAGTCTATCATGTTCAGGAAATAGTAAACATTTGTAGATCCCATTAGGTACTCTCTATCTGTATCAAGTACACCATTCTTGTTGAAATCCATTCCGAATGCATAAGTACCTTCGTGAATTATTCTACTTAGTGTTTCTTGATTACCTGAATTGTAATCAGTGACAGTTGTTAGTCTTGTTGGATGCATTTCAGGATATGCTCTTGTTACCTCTGGTTCTCCAGTCATTGAGAAGATCAAAGGATCTGTATTGTCTTTCTTTTTCTTATCCCACCATTCATCCCAGATTTCTTGTATATGTTTCCATTCATCATACTCATTTTCACAGTCTTCACATGGAGGGAATGTGTATGCATCATCAGGTCTATCTTCTGGTTCAGTATAGTTTGGATATTTATCTTCTAAAGCTTTTTGTTCATCAGGTGTTATTTCACCATCATCTAGATAGTCTTCTATTAACTGATCTAGATAGTTGCCGTAATCTACTGCATCATAGTTAGGGTTGTCAGATGGATAACCTTCACCATAAGCCATATTGACTATTGATGTTGTAAAAAATATCGCCAGTGCAATAATTACTACTTTTGTGATTTTACTCATACGATGTCATCTCTCTTCCGTATTATATACCTTTCTATTTGTTTGATCTCTAATGGAGTTACAAAGTGATATTTTTCTATGTAAGGCTTTGTAGTTTTTTTCTTTAAACCCAAGTCATCTTGAAGCCAATCAAATTCTATAAAAAATTTAGGATCCTCTTTGATCTGGACGTAGTACTTTCCTTGATTAAACCAAATTAGATTCATTGATATCCCTCACATTTATGACTTGAACATATTAAACATGGAGAACTCTTTCCACCTTCATGTTCTTGAATATCACATCCACATGATTTACATTTCAAATAATCTTGATTCATTTTAATCAACCGGATTAGATAGACCTATTA